CCCACCCACCCTCTGTACGTCGAAATCCTCGATCCTCTAAGGGACGCCGGAAAGCTCCTATTCCTCCACATGATGATGGACGATAACCCGGCGTTATCGGAAGAAGCCAAAGCGAGGATCAAGAGCCAATGGCCGGTGGGGTCGGTCCTCCATAAGCGATATGTGCTCGGGCTGAGGGCGGCTGCAGAAGGCAGGGTTTATAGCTTCTTTGAAGAAGATCTCTCGAAAGGCTTTGTGGTTGATCAAGTTCCTCAAAATTTCATTCAATTCATAGTCAGCCTCGATTATGGCTACTCCAATCCATTCAGCGCAACTCTATGGGGCCTGTCGGGTGGAGTTTGGTATATCCTCAAAGAATTCTACTGGGACTCGAAGGAAGAGAAACGCCAGAAATCAAACGCCGAGTATATCCAGGATCTGGACAGGCTCACACACTGGCGAGGCAAACTCATATTTCCAAATAAAATTCTAGTCCCCCCAGAGGAGCCCGGATTTATCAAGGAATGCAAAGGCAGCAAATTTCCTCAGCTCTCCTCTGTAACAGGCGCAGACAATAGCATCATGCCAGGCATCGAGGATGTCACAACGATTTTCAGCTTAGGGCGATGCAAAATCTATCAAAAGAACTGTCCTAAAGCTATCTGGGGCATGAATAATCTTCTGTGGGATCCGAAGGCGCAGGAGCGGGGCATTGACATGTATGTCAAAGGCGGATCGGGTTCGCCTGACCACAAATGTGATGACATTCGCTATGGTGCGAGAAGGGCCGCAAAAGAGCTTAGACAAATGGGACTCATATGATAACTCCTGACAATCTGCAGACACACTTCCTGCGTGGCAAGCCCTGGCCGCCCGAGGAAGACGTAGGCCCAGGCAAGCGCCTCACCATCTATGAGGAGAATCTGAAGCTCTGGAAACGCAAGCACGATGAGGTCTACACGGTGCTGCGAAACCTGTACGCTGACAGAGAAAAAGATTTTAACAAAGTTATTTTCATCCTGAACTTCCACAAGCAGCTCTCCACACTGTGGGCCGATCTCCTCCTCACCGAGAAGCCCACGATGAAAGCAGGGCCCGAGCCCAGGGACTCCTCCGGGAATGTCATAGTCCCTGCAGAGCAAACCTACCTAGACTCGCTCATCCCTCGTCTCTCTCTGTGGCTGAAGGCCTACGCCGCCAGGATCGACATGAGCCGGTATGGGGTTGGCGTGGCGAAGGTCTACGCTGAAGAGGGGCAGCCTGCGAAACTTCAGATCGTGGCCCCTAAGAACTGGTGGCCGGTGGTAGGACCAGACGGCGACGCCCTGGGGCACATCATCGCTTGGTCACAGGATCAGAAAGTCCTCAACGTGGAGATCCACAGCGCTGGATTCATCCAGAGCAGCAAGTTCTTTCTCTCTGAAGGCAAAATCAATTCAGATCCGTTCGATATCCAAGAGATCGAAACCGGCTACGATAAGCCCCTCGTCTTCACGTTCCTGAATGCCATCACTTCAGATGACATATTTGGAACCGATGATTACCAGGACATCGACCCGATAGTGAAGAGGCTGGAAATTACCTTCACTCGCTCGGGCCGCACCCTGGACGCCCACAGCGAGCCCGCTTTTGCGGTTCCTGAAGATGCTCTTGGCCCGAAAGATCCCGTCACGGGCGAACGCAAGTACAATGCCAAGCGCCGCATCTTCCCAATGTCGGAAGACGACAAGATGGTCCCTCAGTACATCACCTGGGACGGGCAGCTCGTTTCATCTTTTACTCTGATTGACAAGGCATTTGACGCCCTGTTCCTCGTATCTGAGACATGCAAAGCCATTTTCTTCCCGGAGTCGCTGGGAACCGCCCCATCTGGTGCGGCCCTAAGACGTGCGTATCAGAGGCCTCTCAAGAAAAGCGAACGGTGCAAGCTACCATTCGATCCAGCTTTCAAGCAGATACTCGAAGCTATTTCGGTATTGGATGTTAAGAATAAGGTACCTGGCGCGGTTCTGCTCAAGGACATCCAGATAACCTGGAAAGATGGCCTGCCTGATGATGAGCTGGAAGAGACTCAGATCGCCATGAACAAGCGCGCTGCTGGCTGGTCCACAAAGGCCATTCTGGAAGAGGCGGGCTATTCAGAGGATGAAGCGAACCAGATAGCGCAGGATGCCGCCGGGCAGGTGATGTGATGGCCCGCAAAACCAAGAAAAAGAGACCTAAAAAGTAATCAAATCGGGTCCAAATTTTCAAGGCACTTCATAACATCTTCCATGCTCGTATAAAACGGGACGATTGCCGTGTGCCCATTCGGCAGAATTAAAGTTCTTGTCGGTTTTCCAGTTAATTCGTCTGGCAAATTTACACAAATCACACCACGTGGGAGCCGAGTTGCTCCTTTCACCAAATCGAACACATCTGATTTTTCCATATATGTATGTCATTGCTACAATATAAAAAACCTTTGTTAAATAATATGTCAACATGAATAAAATATCATTTTCACAGTGCGCAGCGCCGACCAGGCCCCGCACTTTCCTACGATGACAGAAGATCCCACTAAGAAGACTCCCGAGGCAGATCCTACCAAGGACCCCAACGGAGGCGGTGCTGGTCCCTACAAGGTCTTCCAGACCGAGCAGCAGTACCAGGCCGCATTGAATCGCAAGCTGGCAAACTATGTGCCTAAGACAGAGCTTGATAGCGCTCTGCAGAGGGCCGCAGCACTGGAGAACTCCCTCGGAACTGTCCAACAGGAGATCCAGGGACTCAAGACCAAGCTCTCAAGCTACGAGATTGGAGACCTCCGGCAGAAGGTTGGCAAAGAAGCTGGCCTCCCTGCGGACTGGATCGAGGAGCTGAAAGGCACTGATGAAGCGAGCTTGAAAGCACATGCTGAAGCCTTGCGAAAGAAGCTGGGGATCAAGCATAACGCGGGCAATCCCGTGCCGCCACTGACGCCCGGAACACCGGCGACAGAAAACGATGAGATGAACGCCGCCCTGCGTGCCCTCGCTGGCATGGGCGAATCATCTGGAAGATGATTTTATGGGAACTTACGACGAAATTTTGGCCCGATCCGGGCTGACAACCAACGGATTCATCCAGACCAAGTACGTGCCTGGCGTGATCCAGGAGGCCGTCTCACAATCTATATGCATGCGCCTCATGAGAAGAGAGCCGAACATGAGCACCAAGACCGAGAGCAGGCCCGTCATGTCTCTGTTCCCGGAAGCCTATTGGGTAGATACCGAGGCGGGAGACGGCACCAGCCCGGAGGCCGCAGGCGGGCTCCTGGAGACCGCAACCCAACAGTGGACTAACGCCACTATCACCGCGGCAAAAATGGGCGTTGTGGTGCCGATCCCGAAGGACACTATCGCAGATCTTGCTGAAGGATATGACCTGTGGGGAGAGATCAAGCCGAGACTAGGCGAATCCATTGCTCGCAAGTTCGATCAGGCCGTCATTCACGGAACAGCAAAGCCCACGGCTTTCCCCAATGCCATCATGACCGATGTAGCCTCCAAGAGCCTCACGGTCACCCACAAGGCTACCGCGACCATGAAGGATTACTATGACGAGATCCTGGGAGAAGGAGGCCTCTTCAGCCTGGTAGAAGGCAAGCGATACAATGTAGACGGCATCGTTGCTGATCTCAGCATGAAGGCCGGAATGCGGGGGGTAAGGTCCACCGACGGAATCCCCTTGTGGTCATCCCAAGCCGGGCAGGTCGCCCCTAGCTATTCGCTGGCTGGTGTGAATGTAGACTTTCCCGAGAACGACTGTCTCGATCCCACCGTAGCTCTCATGATTGCCGGCAACTGGAAGAAAGCCTTCTATGCATGGAGGCAAGATATCCAGCTCAGCATGAGTGATACGGCCGTGGTGACCGACGCTGCCGGAGCAATCAAGCTCAATTCCTTCCAGCAGGAAGTCGTCCTCCTGAAGGCCACCTGTCGTCTCGGGTGGTGCTGCCCGATCCCCGCGGACATCAAGGGCACGGCAAATAGGTATCCCTTCGCAGCTCTCCTTCCGGAGGCTTAGGATGAGGAAATGTCTCATCCTTTTTACCATCTGCCTATTGCTGGCGGCCATGGCTAGTGCCGATTGGTACCCCAAGAAGATTGACCAGGGAACTCTCCTGCAGACGGACACTGAGGCGAACAATATTGAAGGCCTGGTTTCCATCCAGACCATCCCCGCAGCCGAAACCAGCGATGTAGACCAGATCTGCAACGACGTCTCGCTGAACTCAACTACCAAACTACTCATCAATTCTACCGGAGTCGGATCTTCAAATTTCCTGGCCGACCCCGACGTGCCCAGATGCATCATTGTAACCCCCTCCGATGTCGTCACTACTGCGATCAAATTCACTGGCTTGGACATATCTGGCGCGGTGATCACCGAAAACCTGACCTTCTCAGCATCCTCCACCGCCCAGACCACCACCAAGGCATTCAAGAACGTCACTAGGATCGATGCCACGACCACCGGGACGACAAGGACGGCAGATATCGGCGTGTCTGACAAGCTCGGTCTAAACACCAAGCTGGCCACCAACACAGTGCTGCTGGCGGCACTCGATAATACTAAGGAGGGCACGGCACCAGCGGTCACGGTATCGTCTACTGTGCTGGCTCAGAATACTATCGATACTTCTGGCGCGCCTGCTGGAAAGGTCACAAAAGTCTGGTTTGTAGTATAGGAGGTTCCAATGTCCGTCTTCGGGGAAACAGACGCTCCCGCATCGATTACCGAGCCGGAGACTACCGAGGCACGCAGCATGATATCGTTGCTCAAGGCGATCAAGAACCAGAACATCAGCGGTGATGCCGTGATGCAGTCCAAGGTCGATGACATGACGGCTCTTCTAGAGATTATTGCAGAGGAACTAGACACGGTCTGAGGTATAGATGGCGACCGGATCTTATCATTGCCCAGTGTGCGGAATTATTTTTGGGGCAAGTATCCTGGTGGGGGCAGATGTCGTCTGCCCCAATGGGCATACACTGCCTTATGATGTCGATCCGGGCGAAGATACTTCGACTTGTGATTGTCCTATATGCCAAAAAAGGTTCAGTGTCGATCTTGTTCTGGGGCTGCCTGATTGCGATGAAGCAGACGAATCGGCTTGGGCCGAATATTACAACGAATCTGAAGATGGTGATTTTATGACGTTCCTAAACCGCCTCCCAGGGAGGCAAGATGCGTATTACAATCGCAATAGAATGTGGAAGAACAAGGGCGGTGGCGTGGCAGCTGACCGGAGGACGCTCGTATCCCCTAGCCACCTGATCGTGAATATCGGTGGAGCTGGGAACCACTCCTACGAGCTGGCCGCCGCCGTCGAGCTTGATCTGGACACGGCAGCAAACTGGGACGATTCGCAGTACGCCACTCCGGCCAACCGTGCCGGCAAGGACTTCTATATCTATGCCTGTGTCCCTGGGAGCGGGTATGTGCCTGTAATCATCCTCAGTGTTGCCACCACGTATCCTGCAGGCTACACTGCAGATAATAGCCGCAAGATCGGCGGCTTCCACTGCGAATGTGCCGATGTGGGCACGATCTCCGGCCATGCCCTATCCGGCTACCTGGCCGGGGACATCATTCCCAGGTCTTGCTGGGATCTATCGCATAGGTCATCTGGTGCCCAGGCTGGAATGGTCTGGGCTGGGAAGACCGATTTCGACAGCTTGGCAGGCCCCAAGATATGGGTCGCCCTCTATCTGGCATCGGGTACCAGATCGAGCACGGCTTCCGCCAATGGGGCCACGATCTCAGATACACGAGACTGGATGAGTTTCGTGGACGACTTCGCGGCCATAGGCTGCCGGATGCTGGAGGACGACGAATTCCAGGCCATTGCAGCTGGCTCCAACGAGGAGACGAACATCGCCGGATCAGCCGATCCGGTCACTACCGGCGGCCATCTCGACACTGCGGGCAGACGGATGGTCAGCAACATAGGCTGCGAGGACTGCTGCGGCGCAATGAATCAATGGCTCAGGACTCAGAGCTATCGGTTCGATGGAGCCGCGAACCATACTCACCAGGTCGTGGTGTCTGGCGATCCGGAAACGGTGACCTCGGGCAATCCATCTGGCGATGTCGCCCCGGCACTCGGCTATTACGATCTGCCAGGAGCGAGGGGCAGCATCTACAAGCAAGGAACTTACGGCGATGTAAAGCTGTGTGCGGGCGGGTATTGGCCGAATGCGGCTCTTGCGGGTTCGCGGTCTCGGAATGCGGCTTATTGGCGGTGGTTTTCGTATGCGAGTCTCGGCGGCCGGTTCGGCGCGGAGCCCGCCTAGTCGGAAGTCGAGAGTTATGGTAACAACATCTGTTACAGGTTGGGCGAGTTAAGCTGTGTGCGGGCGGGAATTGGACGAATGCAGCTAATGCAGGTTCGCAGTATCAGAATGCGAATTATTGGCA